TCTTGCTTTGAAAAACCATTTTAATCTTGACTCTTACGATTACTTCAAGTATAATGGTAAGACAAGGCACGTTAGCAAGGAAACTTACCTCTCAAGGAGAGATAGGTTTCAGTTTGAAAAGTTGGCACGAAACTGCGATAACATGCAGGATCACCTAGTGGCCAACTTACTAAAAGATAAGACATGGGTTGGTGACCTCCTTGATGATGAAGCCTTTGATAACACAAAGGCATATATGAAAACCAATCAATCCATGTCTTATGTATTTCGGAACGAACTGGCGACGATAGGAGATATCAAACCCGCCTTACGGTTTGATAGTCAATATCCAAACATTATACCGACTCTGATGGCTGGATCTATATCTTATCAGACCTTTGTGATACTCAACTATTTTATCCAGTTCGTTCCGAAGTTTGATGCTAAACTACCAGATGATTTCATTTGGTCTAAGATTAGTTTCAAAGCCAAGAAGTTTGCACCGTTTATTCTTCCACAGATAGACAAAAAAAAGTTCGCAGACCTCTTGAAATCCCACGTGGAAGATACTATATACACTTGACACAGGGAGATTCCTGTGCTATTATACTTAACATACAATGTCATACAAAACATACGGAGAAAATACAATGTCAAACTTTGCATCCCTCAAGAAGTCTTCGGCCGATATTGGTCGTCTTACCAAGGAAATCGAAAAGATCAATCAACCTCAAGGCGAAGGCCGTGCGGAAGATGATCGCTATTGGAAGCTCAACCGCGATAAGGCCGGCAACGGCATGGCGGTCTTTCGCTTCCTGCCTGCTCCCGCAGTAGATGGCGATGACGCTCTTCCTTGGATTCGCTATTTCGATCATGGCTTCAAGGGCCCTACCGGTAAGTGGTTTATTGAGAACTCGCTTACCTCTCTCGGACAAAAAGATCCTGTGTCCGAATTCAACTCTCAACTTTGGAATGCTTCAAGCGATGAAAACTCATGGCAGCGGAAGCAGGCACGTGAGCAGAAGCGCCGTCTCCACTATGTTGCTAACATCTATGTGGTGAAGGATCCTTCTAATCCTGCTAACGAAGGCAAGGTCTTCTTGTATAAGTTCGGCAAGAAGATTTTCGACAAGCTTACCTCTGCTATGAATCCCGAGTATGAAGGCGACAAGCCGCTCAACCCGTTCGACTTCTGGTCTGGTGCTAACTTCAAGCTCCGTTCTAAGATGGTTGCTGGTTATGTCAACTACGATACTTCATCGTTCGACACTCCTGGTCCTCTGCTTGATGATGACGCACAGCTTGAGAAGATTTGGAAGTCCGAGCATTCTCTAAAGGAAGTTCTTGATCCGAAGAACTTCAAGTCATATGACGAACTCAAGCGTAAGCTCGAGGACGTTCTTGGCGCAACTCTCGGTTCGGCTGAACCTTCATCTACGGTTGAACAGACCGCAGTTTCTTCTAAGCCTTCTTTTGAACCTGCGAAGCCGCGCAAGTCTGCGGCTGATGATGTTCCATTTGATACTGAGGATGAAGACCTGAACTACTTCAAGGGTCTTGCTGACGAGTAATAAATACTGGTGATTCCAGTCGGTCGAATGAATTGGGCAGCTTTCGGGCTGCCCTTTTCTTTTATGAGAAGTGCCCATTGACTAAGCTACTACTATTCTCGCTATAAAGCTTTGCTCTATTCAATGCTCTTAGTTGTGATGGTGATGATGCCATTGAACCAGAAGACATTGTTTCTAAGAAGTTTGGATCAGGTGTACTTACTGGCATTGGCTGTTCTGGTCTTCTTTGTGCAGGTTGATTTGGTGTTTCAACTCTCTGCGGTTCAGCAGAGGCTATTTCAACCTTTTGATCTTCTCGTCTTATAGTTGACGGATCAACTCTGAGATTGCCCTGATCATCTTGAGTATAAAGTTCCCTATCATTACCTACAAACTTCAACGCGCCGGTTTTCATATCAACACCTGCTATACCTTCTCCTGGTACCGCTGGTGGCATTTCCACAGTACCGCCAGTTGATAGTGCGGGTACAGTTGCAGTTGGAATTTCTACTGCCGGCAATTCTGTAGGAGGCACAGACGGTTGCATATTGTTCTGTGCTGCTGCAACAGGATCAGCTTGTGCTATAGCTTCTGCTTCTGCTCTTATCTTATCATCTCGTCTTTGTACATAACCTTGGTCTTCAAGTTCTTTTAGTTTCTGAGCATGAAGTTCTGGTGACATTGTTTCGAAATGCATTGGATCGCCAAATTTGGCTCCCCATGAGAATCCATGATAGTTGGCTAATTTCTCAATGTCGGGTGGCATATCAATCGTACCATTACCGCCTTCCATTGTTCCCCAATTTGTTCCAGCGTTAATATCAAAAGTTGTGCCGGTTGAGTGTGTGCTTAATCCACTACCTGCTCCGCCATTTTTACCTCTAAATGAATATCCTGCTGTATCTGCTGATCTAACAGGATATCCTCTAGCTTCCAAACCATTTAAAAATGCTCTGGTATTTTCTGCTACATCTTTGTGAACTTTAACTTTAACACCGCCATTAGTTTCAATTTCGACCAGATTTTTTTCAACTGAACTCGGTGTTATTCTTCCAGTCTCATCGGCCAAATTAAATCTCTGTATTCCCTCTTGAGAAAGAGAATAATTGAATTCGCCAGGTGCTGATGCGCCTGGATCATCCACATTAGGATCATATCTTCTCAAATTAGGTGTAATATTACCAAGCTTATCAGTCAATACATATTCACTTGAAGAACCAACAACACTAACTGCCTGTAGTGTAGCATTATTAACTGGTTGATTCTTCATTACTTCATTGAAACGTTCCACACCTAATCTTTCTAATGCAGTTTCAAATCTCTTTTTCTGAACTTCTCCAGCATTTTCATACCACTTCTTCATTCTTTCATCAAGTTGATCAATCATACCTGGATCAAACTTGGTTATAACAGTTTCAAGATTGTTTATCTCATCTCCAGCACTTTCAATATTTTCAACGTATTGTGCTGTAATATTATCTACCTCATTATAGTAGCGATTTCTAAACTCATGATGATGAGCATATCTTGGATCATCATAACGCCATCTAATATATCCTTTACCTAAAAGCTCACCCGCTCTTTGAGGATCAATATCAGGATTGCTTAGAAATTCTTGAGTTTTCTTGGTATTCTCAGAAGTTTGCATTTCATTCATGTAGAATCTGGCCATTGCGTTCATAGTCTCTTGATCGCGGATCAGCTCTCCATTAACATCAAATCTGCCTTCAGTCTTAAGAGCTTCTTTTAGCTGTGTAAGTCTAGGACCCTGCATAGAAAGCATACCAAGATTTGTCGCATTATTGTATGGATCGCTATGTGTTCCAAACATAAACTTTTCTTGATAACCATTTTCTCTACCAACTTCAGCAGTTAGAGCTAGTGATTGTTTGTGACTAAAACCAGCTGCGGTAAATGCGTCATATGTCATCTTCATTCGCTGTTGTCTACCAGGTTCTAATCCTTCAGTTCCTGGTTTAGCAGCATCTTCGCCTAAAACATTAGCTTCATGAAGAAGATTTTGAATTGCTGTTTCTTCTGCTGAAGGACTTTTAATAGGCTTTGATGTGTTTGGCGTATACGTATTACCGCCACTGCTACCGCCACTTAGATTAGTACCACCAGATAAAGCGCCGCCTAATGAACTAACAGCTTTACCAACATCTGGTAGCTGATCACGATAATATCTAGGAAATAAATTGACTAATTGACCAGGAGTTAATGATGATATCAGATCGCTAACAGCACCGCTTTGAGCAAGTGATGTTCGATCCGATGGTACCATACGGAGCATTTTCTTATAGTCTATGGTCATATTCTCTAGATTAAATGCCATTTATCTTCTCTTTTTAAATGTTGCTGCTTGGTCACGATTTTTCTGCTCTTGTTCTTTTATGTGTTCTTTGAGCAAATCAACGTAAATAAATCTTTCCCAAGGAATCATTCCGTCTAATTCGGTTAGACTATACTTATGGAACTGCATGAGTGCGAAGTTAGTCTTGTAATGATTCATTAGTTTGTCATGGCCAAGCATTATTGAAAAAAACGGGTAAAGTCCGTGTATTTAATCTCATGCTTGAATCCACACTTAGGACATACACCACTCGTTTCAATAGCAAAAGATGGTAGGTTATCTACAAAATTCTCTAGCTTAACGTACTGCTCACTGGTAAGACCTTCAATGAATTCTACCAGTTCTTCCTTTGAATAGTCTTTACTAGAATATGTCTTATCACCAGATGTAATTCGATCAATACAGCTGGAAATAACTCTGATTTTCTTTTGAAAATTGCTCTCATTGCCTGTAATCATCTTCATAATAGAATAAGATGGGTATTTCATTTTGATAGCAATTTTGCTTGATAGAGTAATATCCATGGTAATATCATCTTTCTTTTCGATGATACAATTGGATATATCAATAACAGCCTCAAATACACCACCGCATTTATTACCATCTACCAGATTATTACAGACATAGGAAGTCTCAATCTTTTCTCCGATTGACTTGGCTCTCAAAGCAATAAACAGGTAGTCCACATCAAAGAATGGCATCTTTTCTAGGTCAAGATCACCAGAAACAATACAGTTATTGATCACTTGCTTGGTGGTTTTGATGATATTCTCATTGTCTTTTGATTCGATTGCCATAAGTAAAAGCTTTTCTTCTTTTACCACAAATGGCCGAATCTTAATAGTCTTACCTGTCGATGGCAAGGTTATATCATAAATCGGCACATCAATTTTAGGTATAGTCATATATTTTCATCCTCTATAATTAATATTATTGTCAGCCGGTTGGTAGATCGCCGCCAGGTATGTCGATTTCTAATGGACCTCCACCAGGACCACCAGTGCGTGTACCCGCGGCCAATGTGAAGGTGCCTGATTGAGGATCTCTATTCTTTCGAGTCCACTTGTTATATGAGAAGGAAATAGATAGACGTTGGAAATTGTCATCTGCCCATGTGACTGGCTGTGGATTAACAAGAATAGGCCAAGCATCGTGGAGTGTCCAAGCATAAGTGGCTATAGGTTCGGTTTGATTGGCATTTTGAGCCTGTTCGCTGAATTGGAACATATTAATCTGGCACTTATAATTATCTTTATAAGAGAAATCAAATGTATTGGTTGGATTAATTATTTCCATCCAGTCATCAAAGAATTGTCTTTCATATGAATCCGTACGGCATAGAAATGTCATGGCTGTTTCTTGATAGTCGGACTGATATGGAACCTTAAAGTTTGATCCATAATATCTCATATCCATATTCATAAAGCCACGACCAGGGAATTCAGCAGCTTCACACAGATACGTGAACTGCCTCATTAATTCACTATAACCAAGCTTTGTTAGAAATGAATCAACACCACTTGGCACAATCTGTACGGCAAATCGACTTGATTTAACCAGTCCATTAAATGCTGAGGAATAAGCAAAGAAATCCTGCATTCTAAGATATGTTGGCTGATTGTCTATTTGATAACTAGGCATTTATTTTATCCTTGTGAAACCCATACTGCGACAGGTAATTGCATGGCCTTATCCCATTCATCGGCTGTAACTTCGACAAATGAGGATCTGACCTGTGTGAATAGGTATCTTTTAATACATGGGCGCATAGCACCAGCTATTCTACTGGTGCTATTTAATAGATCGTATGTGACGCGAAGCTTGGTGGTCGCATTCATATTATTATTATTTCGGAATTTCATTAAACTATTTAATAGGGCGCTGCGCTCATTGAATGATAGGTAATGCATATTAAGACCTAGAAAGCCATCTGGATAACGCTCAATGGGAAATACCAGTGGGAATCGATCATACATAGGAAGGGTATCTTTGTGCTTTGGATCGTACCAGAAGAAGTACATTTTACCTATTACGGTACTATCTCTATTCCGGTCATTATTGGACATGATCTTATTACGGTAGCCAGAGGCGCTTTTAGCCTTGCCCGTCATCCAATTGCCTATTTCTTGATTTGTGTAATTCTTTGCCATAATTGTATTTATTTCACTTGACAGCCACTTGACATGACTATATAATGGCTATGTGCTGTAGCAATGAATAATACTATTTAATACCTAATTCTTTCTCTGTGATAAGCTTAAACTGCCATCCTCTATCTAGACAGTATTCTTCAGCAGCTTTCCACTTAGCTTGATTCTTACCCCATGTAGTTACCTCAGTAATATACTGTTTGGTAATACGCTTCTTTTTCTTGGGTTCAGTTGTTTCTTTCTTGGGCTTTACTTCCAATAGTTGTTCTACAATATTACCATTCTTATCTATAGCCTTTATGTAGAAGTCGGGGAAATACCTATGGTACCTGTTATCTAATGGCGATATATATGGTATTGCTATTTCCTCAGATGACCACTGAATAATCGATTTATTCTCATCCAGATAGACCATAAGCTTTCGTTCCCATAACGAACGGTATATGATTCCCGTTGGGTCACCTTTATATTTTTCCGGGTGCTTTGGGCTGTACCTGCCCTTATAAGTTTTCATATAAATATATAGAAAACAATTCCAAGGGCAATTCAATGACGGTATGGGAAGAATTATACGGCATCGGGCAAAATATGTACCGCGCTGGCGAGAATGTTCTATCAGTTATTAACGAAGTAGATATAAAATCACGCGATGCTTTAGATTATAATATTGATGATAGTACTCTAGGTCAGTCGGAATATGATTTTAGGTACCGCGTATTTCCTGCTGACTTGGCCAATGATTATATTGGCCATTATATGATAATTAATATTAATGTTCCTGTATTTGCCCGCGATGGTTCGGCTAGAACATCATATGGTGGATCTGGTTTTGGTCAGAATATATTAGAAAAAGAATATTCAAAGGTAGACACATTACGTTTTGGCAATGCTGAGAATGTAGGCGGTACCAGCCCAGTTACAGGCGGTGATGCTTTAAGATCAGAACCATTGGCTATTCCTCGATATACTCGCCGCATTAAAGAATCCATTGCCATGTTTATGCCTAATCCTGTAGTATTTAATACTATCAATGAATTTCAAGAAATAAGCTTGACTGGTATGGCTAGCGGATTGGCCACAGGTGCGGCGGCTCTTCTAGCTGGTACTGTATTTGGTGAGACAGGTGCTAGTATAGCGAATGGCAGTGGTGAATTTCTTGGTAAAGTCTCAAGACTTGCTGGTTATCCAATTAATCCGCGAGTTGAGGTAATGTTCTCTAAAACAAATCTCCGCCAGTTTGTATTTGAATTTTTAATGGCACCAAGAAATGAGCAAGAGTCCGAGAATATGAAAGCTATTATTCGTACACTCCGATTCCACTCAGCACCAGAATTAGACTCGACTACAGCGGGCTTCACGTGGATTCCACCTGCTGAATTCGATGTTACCTTCTATAATAAAGGTGTAGAAAATACAAATATTCCAAGAGTAAATACATGTGTTCTAGATCGTATTGAGGTAGACTATGCGCCACAGGGTGTATATTCAACCTTCTCTAATGGCCATCCAGTAGCAGCCAGACTTAGCTTAGGTATGAGAGAAATTGAAGTTGTCCACAAGCGCCGCGTTCTCCAAGGATTCTAAGAATGAGTACTTATTTTGATAAATTCCCATCAATTCGCTACCAAATATCAGGTGTTAAATATTCGAGCTTTCAGACTATTCGAAATCTTTTATTCCGCACCTCTATTATTCGTGAAGCTTTAAGCAATTCCTCATCATATATTCGCTATATTATTCGTGATGGTGATACACCAGAAATATTAGCTTCCAAGATATATGGTGATCCACAGGCTCACTGGATGATATTATATGCCAATGATATGTTAGATGCTCAATATGACTGGCCACTGACCTCTGTTGTTTTTCCTAAGTATATTGCGGATAAATATCGTAGCATGGCCGAAGCTGATCGCGGTGAAACATTAGAAGATTATGAGGTAGTCGCATGGACACAGGATACCACCAATGAACCCTCATATCACCACTATGAGAAAGTGGTAAAGCTAGAAAATCAAGCAGCACAGGTAACTACGGAAACACGATTTATAATCAATAAATCACTATTGACCGATGATGAGCTAGTAGGTGTGCCACATGATTATTATGATGATTTGGCCGATGTTCAGGATGTAACACCAGTTAATTTAACAATAGATGGCCAGACAGTAATTCAGACAGTATATCGTAATAAGGTTACCTATTATGATTATGAGGATGAATTAAACGAGGCCAAGCGCACCATTCGAATAATAAAGAAAGAGTATTACACACAAATGAATACAGAATTTGGTATTCTTACCAATAGAAATACGCCATCATTTTTGAGACGAGTATCATAAAGCATGGTCAATGTTAATTTACCACCAATTGAAGAGTCGAAGGTCGATTTTACGGTGGCGTTTAATGGTGTTGATGAGCAGAATACCAGAGAAATAACGATTCGTGAGATTACATTAGGAGAGAGCCTATTAACTCCAGGCCTTCAAACATCTGTGCTGGTAAACAGCTTCCTCCATGCCTCACCTGATGGCGAAGGTAAAGTTGGTCCTCCAAAGAATTATGATGATTTCAAAAATAAAATGATGGAAATTAAGCTTGAAAGAAAGCTCCTTGATTTCTTTGGAATGGATACTACTCTAGATGTTTCTCAGAGAATATACCGAGTAGACCAACGTAAGCTATTAAATAACAGTAATGAACAATTCCGTATCCATGCGTGTGATGATAGCCTATTAAATGATGCCAGATCGCTTGTCAGTAAACCATGGAAATGTACTGCTCCATCTAATATTGTTTCTGAAGTATTACGCACCTGCGCTGGTGTTAGAAACCTAGATGTAGAACCCAGCACACCAATCCGAGATTATATTGCTGAGAATATTCATCCATTTCAGGTGGTAGCACAGCAGGCCAATGCTGCTCTAGCTAATGGTAATGACCCATCGTTTGTTCATTACATGACATATAAAGACTTCGGTACACACCATTTCAGGTCAATTTATTCACTTACTAAAGAAGCACCACCAATTAATAAGCCATTCGTATTTGCTGAAACAGGCGCGGCCTCTGGTTATGGTAATCCACTTAGTATTATGACCTATAGTTTTCCATGTGATTTTGACCTATTATCTGATATTCTGAATGGTATTGATACAGATGGTAAATTTATTAGCTCAGGTATCTTTGGCAATCTTCTTGGCGGTTTCTTTAGTTTATTAGGCAATCAATCTACCGGTTGCGGATTAGGCGGTGGTAATATGAATATTGGTAAGACTAATTACAATACAGAAAAAGCTCAAGACCAGTGCCCGTCAGAAATTGAGAAATATCTATTAAAAAGACAGGCTAGAATGTCATTACTAGAACAAGACAAAATAGCTCTATCTCTCACAGTACCATGGAATCCAATGCTTCACGCTGGTAAAATGATCGATGTTGAGCTACCTAGAAAAGGCGTCGAAGCTTCTGCTGGGCGCGAAGATAAATTACTATATGGTTCTGGTAGATATTTAATTGTTAATTTAACTCATTCGATTAAAAATGGTGGTTTCTCGACAACTACTATGGAATGTGTAGCGCAGACAGCAGGGCAGGGAATAGTATAATATGAGTAGACCAAAAGATCCTACAACAGAAAATAGCTTATTATGTGGTATATGTGTCGGTGGACATGATGCGGATCCAGATCCAAACCAAAATGGACTATGCCGAGTTTATTTGCCACAAGTCCACGGTGATAATGTAAAAGAAGGTGATCTAGGTTTTTCTGTCGTAGTTATGCCTCCAAATCAGGCCGGTGCTACTCAGTTTAATGGAGTGGTAGATCCTGGTCAAGCTTTATTGTGTATGAAGAACGGGCCGCCAGGCGATTCCACATTGATTGTTCTCGGTTCAATACCAACAAATAGACAAGACGGCGGTATGAAGGGTAATAGAAATTTAATGGAGTTTAATGCTCCTAAAAAAGCGGGTGCTACCGAATTAAATATTAGTATTCCACCAAATGTTAAAGAGGTAACGTCAGGCGGCACTCGAATTCGTCAAATACAAGAAAAAGGGCAGAGACATAAGCATGACCTATTGAGAGGTATTCCATCTCACGGAGCATCATATAATCTAGCTGGTATGCCATTAAAACAAATAAACAGCGTTTCTACGGCCACACAGTCTTTCAGTAATATTCTGACTGGTTCTATGCTTTCTGGTTTACCTGGTGCTAATTTCTCAGTTGGTTCTATTTTATCATCGCTTACCTCATCCGTAGCTGACGAATTATTATCTTCATTATCACCTGAATTAGCTCAGGGTATACAGAGTATGTTTAATTTAATGCAATCAATGGAAGTATCTGAGGGTGGTGGCTTTGCTACAGCGGGTAAGGTAGATCCAACTACATACTTGGCCAATGCCGTTTCTCTATTAAAAGGTAATCAGTCTCTTGGTGAAATAATTACCAATATGCAACGCCTTCAATATGACACTTCATTATTTGGTCTAGATAAATTGGCCTCTACACCATTTACTATTCCTACCGCTTTTGGTGATATATCTATGGATCTATCTGCTACTGGAGCAATTAAGATAACAACTCCGGAGGCTGTACAGAAATCAATTGATGCGTTTGGTAGTTTAATGTCTTCTGGTGCTGGTTTTCCTGGTGCTTCTCTTGGTAATATGTTTGGCAATTCTTCTAAGGTTATGTCCGATATGTTTAATAGACTGCCGCCCGAATCGCAGACAGTAGCAAAGAGTATGATGGAAAAAGTAATTGCTCCAGGTACCAAGGCTCAGACACTATTAAATAGAACAAATCAATTAGCACACCAAGCAACTAATATTTTTTCAGTATTAACATAAGAAAGTGATGAATAATGGGCGTTTATAAACCACCAGGCAATCCTAAGAATGTAACACCAACTGATTGGTCTGGTCCGCCAGATGCTAGAGATACTGGTGGTGAATATCCAAATTATAATGTAATAGCCAAGACTAAATCAGGTCATGTCATTATGACTGATGACACCAAAGGTAGTGAGCATGTAACTATTCAACACCGCGGCGGTTCTATGATCCAATTTATGCCTGATGGTGCTATATCATTTGGCGCACAGAATGGAATGTATCAGATTATATTTGGTGAGAATAGAATGCTCATCACTGGCGCTCAGGATATTACTGTTCAAGGCGGTGGTAGCTTATATGTAAAAGGCGATTATAATATGACTGTGGAAGGTAATCATAATACCACCGTCGTTGGCGATATGAACTTGACAGCTAAGAATTTAAATCAAACAATTCGTGGTAATATGGACACTACTGCCAAGGAAATGTCTACTAATATTGAGGGATCAAGTAAGATTACATCTCAAGGTATTACCTCTATTGTATCTGATGGCGGCCTATCTCTAGTGTCTACCAGTGATTCCGTAGCTCTTGGCGCAAAACAAAGCGTCGGAATTAAATCAGGTAGAAAAATGATGATAGAAGCTGGAAGCAGTATGCATGTTAAATCTGATACCGCCATGAACCTACAGACCGGTGCGAAGTTATCACTAAAAGCTGGCTCTATTGCTGCTGATGGTTCCGATGGCGCACCTAATATTCTACTTGCTTCTGGTGCTTCTGTCGATGCCGATTCTACCGAAGTATCATTTAAGAAACCAACATCACCTGCTAGAGAAACATAAATAATCACATGGCACAACCAATAGTAGTTTCAAGATCACCAGACTATTCCGATTTAGATTTGGATTTCATAGCACATCCCACAACAAAGGATGTGACTATTAAGACTGGCGCGGATGCTATCAAGCGTTCGGTTCGCAATCTTATTCTCACAAATTTCTATGAAAAACCTTTTAGACATGGTGTTGGTTCTAACGCAGTTAAATTACTATTCGATAATATGTCTCCGCTTGTTTCTAATTTCTTAGAGAACGCTATATATGAAGTCATTCAAAACTATGAACCACGTGTGGAAATTATAAAAGTTACAGTCCAACCAGATTACGATAACAATGGATACACAGCAAGACTTGACTTTATTGTTCTCAATAGAAATCAGCCACTGACCACCACCATATTTCTAGAAAGAGTCCGCTAATGGCAGCTAATACAACGCTAACAGTTACCGATCTTGATTTTGATTCAATCAAGAACAACCTCAAGACATTCCTAAGAAGCCAGTCACAATTCCAGGACTTTGACTTTGAAGGTTCAGGCATGAGTGTTTTGCTGGATCTTCTAGCATACAATACTCACTATAATGCCTTCTACCTGAATATGATTGCCAATGAAATGTTCCTTGACACTTCGAAGCTGCGCCAGTCTACCGTATCTCATGCCAAGCTAATCAATTACGTGCCAGAAAGTAGTCATGGCGCGGAGGCCAAGCTTAACATTAGAGTGACTCCCTCAACAAGTGAGGATCAAAATACCAGCAGTCTAACGTTAGACAAGTATACCAGGCTCTTTGGCGGCGCCCTTGATGGTGTTAATTATCCATTTGTTGTCTTGGATTCTTATACAGTTAATAAAGATGGGAATTCATTTTTATTCAGCAATGTTACCATTAAACAAGGTGAAGTTGTTACTCGCCAGTTCCTAATGGATCCAACAAACACCAAGAGAAGATTTGAAATTCCTTCAGAAAATATCGATCTCAATACAGTAATTGTTACTGTTCAGGAGTCAGCAGCAAGTACCAATACCTCTGTTTATAATATCGCAGAAGACTTGACTGAAATCACAAGAGATTCGAAGGTATACTTTATTGAAGAAAATGAAGATGGAAATTATAGAATATACTTTGGTGATGATGTAATCGGTAAGAAGCCAACAAATGGCAATATAATCAACGTTACCTACATCGATACATTGGGTTCTATCGGCAACAAGATATCATCATTTTCCATGGCAAACACTATTGGTGGATTATATAATGATAATGTTAGCGTATCTTCTACCAGCTCGTCCTATTCTGGATCGGAAAAAGAAACAATTGAGCAGGTCAAGTACCGCGCACCATATTTCTACTCAGCACAGAACCGCGCTATCACCACATATGACTATGAAACACTAATTACCAAAGACTATCCAAACATTGATTCGGTAGCTGTATGGGGTGGTGAAGACAATGTTCCTGTTGTTTATGGTAAGGTATTCTTATCACTGAAGACTAAGGAAAACTTCTTTCTAACCAATTTGGAAAAAGAAAACATTAAGAACACTTTGATTGAAAACAGAAATGTTTTAACTGTTACGCCTGAAATTATTGATCCTTCGTATACATATATCCTTGTTCGCGGATCAGCATACTACGATGCAACTTTAACTCAATATTCAGCGGCTCAAATTAGAAGCTTTGTTGTGGCTTCTATTGAAGATTACAAGACAGATTATCTTGGTAAGTTCAAGTCTGGCTTTCAAAAGTCGGTAATACAACAGTATATTCAGGACTCAGAAAAATCTATCACTGGTTCCGATATCAAAGTTATACTCCAAAAGAGAGTTCCGATCACTCTAAATCAAACAAAAAGCTATACGGTTGACTTTGGAGTACCTATAAAAAAAGGCGATTTCAATAGCTCGATTTCATCTTATCCTTCATTAGGTATTGTCGATACAAACTTTATCACAAGGCAAGTATTTTTCGAAGAAGTGCCATCAATAAACTCTGGTATTGAGAAAATTGATATTATAAATGGTGGTGTAAACTATACTACAGTTCCAACAGTTACTATTGTCGGTGATGGCACAGGCGCAACAGGTATAGCTAAAATCTATGGTGGTAGAGTGACTTCAATCGAAATGACAAATAGAGGTTCTAACTATACAAGAGCCTCTGTGTCAATATCAGGAGAGACAGGAATAGGCGTAGTTGTAGAACCTATTCTCCAATCTCGCATTGGCACTCTTAGAACATATTATCTAAATGAAAGTGGAGAAAAGATATTCGTTAATAGTAATGCTGGAACAATAGACTACGATAATGGTATTATTGTTCTTACATCGTTGTTGCCAGTGTCAGTAGCTTCAAATGCTTATTATGAACCAAATGTATTGACGATAAATACATTTGTAGAAAAAGAAATTATTACCTCTATCCGAAATAAGATTATAGACATTGATGTTGATAATCCACTCTCATATCAAATAGAAATTGTTTCAGCATAAAAGATGATCAGCAACAACAAAATATCAAATCTAGTCGCGTCTCAAGTTCCATTCTTTGTTAGGAATGACCATGAAAACTTCATTGCTTTTGTGGAAGCTTACTATGAGTTCCTAGAACAGCAAACGGGTGTTGTGAATGTCTCTAAGAACCTATTAGATCAAGCAGATGTTGACTTGACTGATATCTTTGTTGAGAAGTTCTACGATAACTTTCTTCCATTTATTCCAAAAAATACTGCTGTAGATAAAACTCTCATTATAAAACACATCAAGGATTTCTATCGTTCTAGAGGTACCGAGAAATCTATTCGATTCCTTATGAGAATCTTGTTCGATGAAGATGTGGAGTTCTATTATCCACAAAAAGACGTTCTGAAAGTCTCTGACGGCAAATGGTTCCAAGAAAAATCTGTTAAAATTACAAATATAAGAGTTGAAGGTATTGCCAATAATGAATTAGGCATAGAAACTAAATTCATTAACAGAAGAATTACAGGCGATACTTCAAATGCCTATGCGCTAGTTGAAAGAACTTCATCATACTACGAAGGCACTTCTCTTGTTCGTGAACTCAAATTATCAAATCAATATAGAGATTTTGGTTCAGGCGAAAGTATAACTACAACATTTTCTGAGGGCGACACTGAAAAAACAATTACTGCTGATCTATTCTCTGGCGGTATCAATACTATTGAACTTACCAATGGTGGAACGAGATATCAAATCGGTGATCAGGTAATAATTGAGAGTGAAACGGGCAGTGGTGCGGAAATTATTGTTTCGTCTGTTAGCAGCGGTAACTTGACATCCATTGCTGCTCTAAACGGCGGCGCTGGATTTCAAGTAGGAAATCAAGTTCTAATTACTGGCGGTGGCGGTACAGGCGCAAATGCTAACGTTACTACTGTTTCAGCAGATAATTTCTATCATCCTAATTCATACAATATTATCTATACTACTATAGAATCGATAGCAAGTGCAAATATCAATAACGTTAACTATGGTCTGTATTTCTCTGGATTTACAAATCCTGCTAATGCTAACACTACACTAGCAAACTCTCTTTCTTACTTTGTTTATGCTAACACTGGCCCAATTACAAGCGTTCTTCTATACAATCTGGGTTCTGGTTATCTATCTTCTCCTTCAATCACTGCTCAAGCTAATACAAGAGTAAGAAATCTTGGTATTCTCGGTAAAATGAGAATTGTTAATGGCGGTACTGGATACTATATTGGAGACAAAATCGAGTTTATAAATGTTCCTGGTGGAGTTGGATCGGGTGCAAATGCCATAGTTAGTAATGTTGACACATCACAGTCTAATACAATCAGTGCTGTAAGATTTGTAAACGTTCCTGGTCAAATTACTGGCGGTTCTGGATACGATCAACTCTTTTTACCAAGAGCTAATGTTATATCATCAAATGTTTTAGCCTCTAATGCTAGTATTGAAGTTACAGCCGTTCTCGGATCAGGAGAAACTTTATATTCCGCTAACTCAATACAAGGTAAAATTTTAAGTTTACAAATCTTACAGAGTGGTATAGGATATACAACTGCACCCACTTTAAATCTTACACAATCTGGTGATGGAACTGCTCAGGCTGTGGCAACAATCATCACGGGAGCATTTACCTATCCTGGTAGATATCTAAATGATGATGGGCACATTTCATCATATAACTTTATTCAAGATAGAGACTATTACCAGAAATTCTCTTATGTCGTTAAAGTGAGAGAATCTATAGATAAGTACCGCTCGGTTCTTAAAAATCTAATACATCCTGCTGGAATGAAGCTATTTGGCGAGTATGTAACGATAGATGAAGGAGCAAATCTAAACATACCTATCAGAGAAACATCCGATAATCTAGTTTCAACTACAACAAGAACATATCGTTTTGAAACTGGAAATGTATATATTAACTACACTTCTCATGGATTACAAACAGGCAATACAGTATATCTGGACTGGATAACTGGTAATTTGGCTGCTGGTAATGTAACGACAGCACATCCATATGATAGTATCAAGGGACCGTATGCGGTCAAGACAGTGGTTAATTCAAATCAGTTCATCGTCAATACTGTTCAATACATAGCAAATACCAGCAATCTAACATATCTAGCCAATATCCTTCTTCCTAATACATCAGGAACAGTAAATGTTGGCAAAGTTATATACTAAATAGTACAAAATAGGAAAAGAAATGGTTTCGATATACACCAAAAGTACGCAAATATTTAATGCCGAAAATTTTAAGGCATCGGTTGGAGATGCCAGTGAACCATATGTGTACTTTACATTCGGTAAGGTAGAACCGTGGCCAAGTATAATTAATCCTCCTCAAGAAGATCCTCCTTCTCAGGCTAATAGTTCTGTTGCTACATTCAATCAAGTTTGGAAAAATATGATGGGTGCCAAGAAGATTGTTGGTAATGATGTTCGATTAGCTATTCGCAGATTTGATTGGGTATCAGGAACAGTTTATGATGAATATGATGATTCTGAAGCAAACTTAGATATGAATGATCCTGACGTTAAGTTTTATGTTCTTACTGATGAATGGAATGTATATAAATGTCTAGGCAATAATAATGGCGGCGTATCGACAGTTAAGCCAACAACTATCAATACATACATTGCCGAACGAGTGGCCGATAAGTATATCTGGAAATATATGTATACCCTTTCGGACGAAGAAAAGCTTCGTTTTACGACAGAGAATTATATCCCAGTTCGCACATTAACAGAAGACAACGGAACATTACAGTGGCACGTTCAAAATAGTGCTGTACAAGGATCTATTGGATCAATAAAGATTGTAGACACAGGATCTGGTTATTTAACTACTCCTACGATTACCATTACAGGTGATGGTACAGGTGCCGAAGCTGCCGCAACTCTTAATGTAACCACATCTGGTATAGAAAGTATTCTTATAACTAATAAGGGTCAGAATTACACATATGCTAATGTTGCTATAATTTCTGCTATTGGTAGCGGAGCAAACGCAAGAGCTATCATGAGTCCTACAGGCGGCCACGGTGCTGATCCTGTAGAAGAACTTGGAGGATCTTTTGTTATGATTAATCCAAGATTAAGAGGATCAGAATCGGGTATTTTTGATACTCAAAACGAAATTAGACAGATAGCATTAATTAAAAACCCTGTATTGAGAGATGGTGTTACAATAGCTTCTGGAATTGTATATTCTCAGACAACAACAGTAGAAGTAGAACCTACAGGTGATAATTATATAGAAGATGAATATGTTTTCCAAGGAGCAAGTTTATCTGCTGCTTCATTTAAAGGTAGAGTTGTAAGCTGGAATTCAGCACAAAATCTTTTAAATTTGATAGATGTGTCTGGAACTTTAACAACCGATGGATTAACAGGCGATACTTCAAAAGCTTCCCGTCTGGTTTTAGATAGCATTGACAAAGCTTTTACTCCATATACAGGAACTTTATTGTACATAAATAATATAGCACCAATTCAAAGAGCTACAGATCAGACAGAAGACTTTAAGATCGTGGTTTCATTTTAATCCCAGTGAAGAGGAAAAAGACTAAATGACTGTAGGTTCAGATTACGCAAATACAGAGGCTTACAACTTATCGACAGATTTGAATGTAACTCCATATTATGATGATTACAAAGATACCAAAGAGTATTACAGAATCCTCTATAAGCCTGGATTTGCCGTACAAGGCCGCGAACTTACTCAAATGCAGACAATTCTGCAAAAGCAGATTACGCGATTTGGTAGACATGTCTTCAAAGAAGGCACTGTTGTTATTCCTGGCAATTTCCAACTTTTTGCCAATAACATTTCTTCAACTGGACCTCTCAATTATGTAAAGATCAAAGATATTGATAATACAGGCAATACAATATCACTTTCTAACTTTGATGGTGTTATAGTCCGTGGCGCAACTTCTAATGTTACAGCACAGATTAGTATTGTTGCCGACGGTTCAGAAATTAGTGCTAATACCAATGCCAAAACACTCTATGTTGATTATCTATCAGTTGATTTAGCAAATACAGCACAAAAAACATTTTCTCCTGATGAAACTCTTGTATCGAATGTAGGTAATGTTGTAGTTCTATCATCAGCAACAAATCCTTTAGGTAAAGGATCAGCTTTCCGTATTACAGAAGGCGTTCTATTTGCTAAAGAACATTTTATATATTTCCCAGAACAAGAAGTTATTTTAGATCGTTACAATGATAAACCAACAGCTAAAGTTGGATTTAATATTGTAGAAAATATTGTCGATTATACACTTGATAGCAGTCTGCTTGATCCTGCTCTTGAGTCTTCTAACTATTCCGCACCTGGCGCAGATCGTTTGAGATTGTCCGCAGTTCTTGAATCTCGCGCATTTGATGATACATCAGGTGTTCCAGATTTTTCAACTCTCTTCACTATTCAAGAAGGTGTAATTCAAACATATAATCAAAGAACCGAATACAGTATTCTTAAAGATGAACTTGCGAAGAGAACCTTTGACGAGTCTGGAGATTACTATGTTTCGGGTCTAGATGTTGAGCTTAGAGAAAATGCTGATTCAGGAACAAATGGTGGTTTAGTTGCCGCTTCAGAAAATCCTGATGCTAATGTTATAGCAGTTCGTATAAGTGCTGGTACAGCTTATGTTAAGGGATATGAAGTTGGAACTGCTGTTGCTGAATATCTTTCAACTCCTAAATCTTTAAATTATACTAATGTCAGTTCTCAAATCGTATCCGCTTTTATGGGATCTTATGTTACAGCAAATAACATGGTAGGTCATTTTGAACTTGACGAAGGCACAGAAATAACTCTTCTTGATACATATAATAGAAGAATTTCAAATGGCATATTTACAGCAGCAGCTATAGGCAATATTATCGGTACAGCCACTGTAATGAGTATTGAATATAACAGTGGTGTATTAGGAACATCTGATGGTAGAGCAGATATCTATCTATCAGATATTCGTATGATAGGAAGCAGTAGTTTTTCCTCTGTAAAGAGTTTGTATATCGATAATGGTGCGGGCCTTGCTGATTTTGGTGCCGATATTGTTCCAGATATTACAACAAACAATACAGTTTTAAGAGAGCCATTTAACGGACCTCTATTGTATTACACAGGTTCGAACTTTACCAGAAAAGTAAGAGACGGAAGTAACGGCGATGTTTCAAAAACAACTTATTATTATACCACAACAATACCAGTAACAATTACCGATTCTGGTAGTTATGGTACATTTACCGCATCTGTTGCTGGTGCCAATGTTCCTTATACAGGGACACTATCGACAACAGACAAGAGAGAAATCTTCTTAAGTCTAGAAAATACACCAGTAAATGTTGCTATGGGAAATTTCTCATCAAATTCAACAACAGAAACTCTAGGCGAAACAAGATCAAATGTTATCACAGGATCTGGCACAACTTTCAGACGCTTAACAGCTGGAGAAAAGATTCAGTTTACAGGGCACTCTAATACATACACTGTTTTGACTACACCTACAAGCGATACAGAATTACAACTTGCAGAAGCTTTCATGTATGCTACACCTACTGGTGGTAGTGTAATGTATAGACATTATGGTGCTGGTAGCTACATTGATCTAACATCATTTGGTATGGCAACTGGAACTTCTCGTACTGTTGGAGTTATCGGAGGCACTCAAACATTACAGTTTAATTTAGGTGAAACTTTCCCAGCATCTACAACAGCAGCGGTATCTTTCAGAATATCAAGAACGGATGCTATACAAACAGGCAAAACATTAAGACCAAGCAGATACGTTAAGATCAATTGTGCCGCTGCTGCCTCAGGCACAACTGGGCCTTATAATCTTGGATTCTCTGACGTTTATAGAATAAAGAGTATCGTAAAGAAAACTTCGAGTTTCCCAACATCAAATACTGATGGAACAGTAGTTACATCTCAATTCCTCTTTAACAATGGTCAAAAAGATACTCTATATGATTTGGCCACTATTAAACCAACAACAAGTCTTACTACAGCAGACAGACTTCTTGTTGAATTGGATTATTTTATACCTGACTTCTCAGTAGGTAAAGGATTCTTTACTGTTGATTCTTATCCAGTAAACGATCTTGTATCTTCAAGCTCAACAATAAGTACAGCCGAAATTCCTATCTACAAATCTCCATCGTCTGGTAGGAAATATGACTTAAGAAATTATATTGATTTTAGACCTGTAAAGTCACTTACAGCCAACGACATAACAGATCCTGCAAGTGCTAGTGTAACAGTAAGTCCAGGAAAATCAAACACATTTAACTTCACATTAAGCTCTCTTGCTTTGGTTTCACCATCTTCTGAGATTGACTTTGATTACTCATATTATGTGGCAAGAAAAGATATCGTTTCTGTAAGTAAAAATAAAGTGTTTACTATTACGCAGGGAGAACCAGGACCTTTCCCTGTTACACCACAAATACCAGAAAATGAATTGGGTCTTGCTCAATTAACTATTGCTCCATTTCCATCTATCTCTCCATACTATGCTAAACTTATAGGCAGACAAGATATCGCATGTGCAAGTAGAAAAATTGCTCCTGTTCGTCAGACAATGCGTGATCTTGGCGTTATGAAGAACAGAATTGCAAGTCTTGAGTATTATGCTTCTCTTAGTTTGTTAGAGAAGAGTGCTGCTGATATGTTAATTCAAGATGAAGCTGGTGTTGATAGATTTAAAAATGGTATCTTTGTTGATACTTTCCGTAATCACACACTAGGCGACACATCAAATGAAGATTACCGTATTGTTGTAGATCCTGCTGAAAATAGCATTCGTCCTCTATACTCTATGCAGTCTATTGATTATGACTACTTATCAGGAGCAAACGTAAGAAGAATAAACGATATAGTCACTCTCGATTACTATGAAGTTGAGTATGCTAACGTATCCTCTGTTACTGCTACAATAAACACAGAAAAATCATCATATGCCTTTATTGGAAATATGACACTTATTCCAGATAGTGACATATGGGTTGATACAACAACTCTAACTCCTCAAACAGTATCTTTTTCAGATGCAAATCTTGATGGTTTAGCAGATGCCCAGCAAGTTGGTGGGGTAACAACTACATGGAACGCTTGGCAAACTCATATTACTGGATATAAAGTTTATCAAGAAACAGCAGATAGTAGAGTATTAATTGGAACATACTCAACATACAATGAAGCGTACAATCAAGCTCAAAATATTAGAACAACATCACTTGGCGCAACAATTGAAACATCTTATCAAAATGATAGAACTGGTTCGGAATCATATACATTTGTAGATCAGGATACCGTTTCTACAGGAACTAAACTTGTAAGTACCGAAATTGTGCCTTATATCAGACCTCAGGTATTGATAGGATCTGTTAGTGGTATTAAACCATACGCAAAATATAAGATATTCTTTGACAATATTGATATGACAAGTTATGTCAGACCAATAACTTATGATGAATATCTCAGTTTTGATACTTTAAATCCAACATTCTCTATTGGTGATGATCTTCTAGCCAATCCAGAAGGACAGTTGTGGTTTAGATTAAGTTTGCCAAATTCGAATAACTTAAGATTTACTGTAGGTTCAAAGGTAGTTAAGATTACGGATAGTATGACAAATACATCCGAAGAAACATCTTATGCCACAAAGACATTCTTTGCTCAAGGCATGATCGAAACTAAGCAAGAAACAATTCTTTCAACAAGACAGGTTGATGTAAGAAGTACTCCTTTAACTGAGAGTGTTGGCTACAATACATTTGATACTTTACCGCCATTGCCTGCGCCACCACCTCCTCCTGCGCCACCACCACCTGAGCCACCGCCGCCAGCACCACCTCCAGTGTTGCCGCCGGTACCACCTCCACCTCCACCGCCGAATCCGCCTTCGCCGCCGCCTTATATTCCGCCGCCGCCGCCACCGCCACCGCCTACTCCGGTGCCACCGCCGCCGCCGCGCAGACCGCGAATTGTGCCGCCACCACCGCCAGTTAGGCCGCAACCAATATGTTGCTTTGTGCCTTATGCTATGGTAACTATGGCCGACGGTACTAAGAAAGCAATTTGTGATGTTGAGAACGGCGATAAAGTTCTTAGCAGAACTGGTAGTGCGATGGTAACCGATATTATCATCACTGATCTTGGTAATAGAGAAATATACGGTTTTGCTGGTCATGAGCCATTCGCTACTGAAGATCATCCATTCTTGACAAATAAAGGTTGGTCATCTTACAAGATTGGCGATTATCACAATCATCTTGTTCGTGATAATGTTACAAACATCAATTGGGATCCAATGACTAATAATGAAGATGTTCTTCATACAAGTGGATTTGTCCCAGTTAATGAGATTGTTACACAAAAAGATGACGCTAATAATAAAGTATATGCTCTAACTCTTGATGATACTTCAGATCACACATATTGGGTTGAAGACTTCTTAACACACAATAAGAGTGGTTCGGGTAGCGGTGTCTGTATGGCATATGTGCTACCTATTAAAGTTCCTGGAACTGAAGAGGGCATATTCTTGTCAGCCGTTGAAATATTCTGTGCGGAAAAACATCCTACACTTGGAATGTGGTGTGAAGTTAGAGAACTTGATGCTGGTGGCGGTATTACTAGAAATGCTGTTCCATTATCTGCTGTATGGTTTAGAAACGGTGAAATTCCAATTTCAACTGATGGAAGAACAAATGGATTAAAGGTCAATTTCCAAGCACCAATATTCCTATATGCTAATAAATCATATGCGTTTATTATTCATCCAGAAGCAGGCAATCCAAACTATTACTTCTGGATGTCAAGAATCGGTCAGACTGATATTAACACAGGGCAACCAGTGAATAGTCGTTCTTGGACTGGTACACTATTTACAACAAACAATGATACGATTTGGGTTCTACAAGACCAAATCGATCTAACATGTAAGTGGTATAGAGCAGCATTCTATACAGGAACAGGAACATTTGAAATTGGAAATAAACCAAAAGAAAAGTTCTACATGAAAGATATTGTTGGCAGCTTAGAAGGATTTGGCGAGCCTTTCGTAACAGGAGAAAGAATCACTCTAACTGGAATTCAAGCTAATACAAGCGACTTTATCATCGGCAAAACATCTGGAATCAACGCTAAGGTTATCAGTGTTTCTAGTGGTACCTATAAAACATCAAACATTAGATTTGCTTCTAGTGAAGCTGTGACGATTAGGTATGGAGCAAATGGTGTTGTTAAAGCATCATCAGATAGTTCAGATGTAAGTAGCATCGCTACTATCGGTAGAGGCATTGGATATCTTGAATATTATAAGGAATCTCCAACAAAAACTCAAATGATATTGACCAATTCAAATAGCTTGTTCTCAAATGGTGAAATTGTATTTGATATTTCAGATGAGGGTTATGGAACTATTGAATCTATAGAAAATCAAAGATATTCTGTTGTAGATTTTGAGCCTACAATTATCAATTTTGCTGGCACTAGAACTGTATATGAAATGGCAGTAAGTTCAAATTCAAGTGGAAGTGGTATCGATACATATTTCAATTTTGATGCTGGTGAAAACTATGCCTTTGACGAAGAAAAGGCAATTTTCTCTCGTTCTAATGAAGTTGCTAATTTGGGTTCAGCGCGTTCTAATAGAGTTAGAATTACAATGTCTACGGATACAAACTATCTGACTCCAATATTTGATCTTTCAAGATCACATTCTGTTATCGTTGATAACTTGATAAATTCAGATGTTACTGGTGAAAACGAAACAGATGGTGGACAGTTATTTAACAAGTACATCTCAAAGATCATAACTCTAGCAGATTTCCAAGATGCTGAAGATATGAATGTGTTCTTAACTGCTTATCGTCCACCAACAACAGATGTGAAAGTTTGGATCAAACTGTTGAATGGCGAAGATTCAGATCCTATGGCACAAATAAACTGGATTGAAATGGAAAAGATTTATGGTGGTGACAGCACATATTCCTCATTCGCAAACAAGAATGATTTCAAAGAATATAAGTTTGTCTTGCCAGCAACATCTTTGGACACTGATGGAATATTCACATACTTAAACACTGCAGGTGTGACATTTAAGTCTTTCAAATCATTCCAGATCAAAGTCGGTCTTCTTGGTTGTATTGATGGTGGAAACAGCGCAGTTGTTCCAAGAGTTGCTGATCTAAGAACAATAGCATTACAGGTTTAAAATTATGAAAAAAACTGAGATTCCAGGAATATATAAAGTTTCGGAAGGTGTCCTCGTTAACAAAGATAACGAGGCCCTTCAGAAATACAGAAAGAGACGCGACAATGCGAGAAGAACTGAGAAACAGATAAATACTTTAGAAGAAAAAGTATCTAAGATTGATAAGCTGGAAAACGATCTGGAAGAAATCAAATCACTATTAAAAAAGTTGGTAGAATAGACAAATGGCATTAGCAAACGTAGCACTAACAAACACATTTGATGAGTGGCGCACTAGAACAAATCAGCTGGTCGTTCAAAGTAATGTTTATGAAAACGATATGTTATTTCTGTATAATAAAAGCAATAATTCTCCTTCTTACGCATATGCTAACAACATTGGTGTAACAGCAAATGCTTTTGCTTCAGCCACAATAGCTGGAGCTAATACAGCAGTCGGTGCGGGTGCTAATGCTTTTTCTGCTGCCACAATAGCAGGTGCTAATAACTATCTTCTAGCTGTTATAACTGGAGCAAACACAGCAGTCGGTGCTGGTGCTAATAACTTTGCTAAAGCAACTATTGCTGGAGCTAATACTGCTGTGGGCGCTGGTGCTAATGCTTTTGCTGCGGCTACCATAGCTGGGGCAAACACAGCAGTCGGTGCTGGTGCTAATGCTTATGCTTTATCAATAAGTTCAACATCAGGTGTTAGTTTTACAGCCACACTAAATGGTGCTAATACAGCAGTCGGTGCTGGCGCTAATGCTTTCTCTGCTGCCACAATAGCAGGTGCTAATACAGCAGTTGGCGGTGGCGCTAATAACTATCTACGTGCTATTATAGCAGGTGCTAATACTGCGGTAGGTGCTGGTGCTAATGCTTTCTCTGCTGCCACAATAGCAGGTGCTAATTCTGCTGTGGGTACTGGTGCTAATAACTATCTACGTGCTATTATAGCAGGTGCTAATACAGCAGTTGGTGCTGGTGCTAATAACTTCACTATAGCTACACTAAATGGCGCTAATACTGCCGCAAGAGATGCCACAAACTTAACATCAGGTACAGTTCCTTCTGCGAGAATTACAGGCGTAGGCACAATCACAACAGGTGTTTGGAATGGAACTGCAATTTCTGTTACATATGGCGGTACAGGAGGCAATGATCAAGCTACGGCAAGAAGCGGTTTAGGTCTTGGCACAATGGCCACACAAGCTTCAAGCTCGGTATCAATTTCAGGCGGTTCTATCTCAGGACTATCATCACTTGCTGTATCTGGCGCTATAACCGCGACTGATGATATTACAGCATTTAGTTCCGATGCTAGATTGAAAGGCGATATTCAAATAATTGTTGACGCTTTATCTAAGGTAAAGTTAATTACAGGTATTACATATAGACATAATGATCTAGCCAAATCATTTGGATATACAGACGAAAACAGATTTGCTGGTGTTCTTGCTCAAGAGGTTGAAGCTGTTCTTCCTGAAGTAGTAGTTCCAGCACCATTCGACATTGCAGATGATGGAACATCTAAATCAGGTGAGAATTATAAAACAGTTAAATACGATAAGATTGTTTCTCTTCTTATTGAAGCAATCAAAGAACTAAGCACGCAAGTAGAATCTATGAAGTTGGAAATTGAGGAATTAAAGAAGTAAGATGCCAATACCAACAGGAACAGCAGCGATATCTTTTTCGCAGTTAAGAAGTGAAATGCACACCGGTCTTGGTAATCCAGGTGCTTACAGCAGTTTTCCATTAAACGATGCAACATTTAGATCCAGACTCACTGATACCGCTCAAAATGCTTCACTTGCTCTTTCTTCTCTTCGCGGTAATGCTTATCAAAGATTTACTATCGCCGCAGATTATAATACCACTTATGATATTAGAACAGCATTAGTTAATACCGGCTGGACTACAACATCAAAAGGATCTGCTGACGTTGTGGTTAACGGAGGAATTTACGTTTCATCTTCATCAACAGGAGCATATGGAATGGATACTGGTGGTCCTTGGCCAGGACCATCTACTATTGTTGTTTATAATAATGGATTTATTTTAGGTATGGGCGGTGCCGGCGGCGCCGGCGGCGAGGACGATTTCAATAATGCACAACCTGGTAATGCCGGAGGTCCGGCATTAAGAGCACAGCGCGCCATGACTTTAGTTAATAGCGGTACCATCGGTGGTGGCGGTGGAGGTGGCGGTGGTGGCGATGGAACGACAGGTATCACTCCTCTTTCTCCGCCATTTAGTCCACTACCATTTAATAATGGCGGCGGAGGCGGAGGCGGCGGTCGAACTGGTAGAACAAATTCTGCCGGCGGTGCACCTGGACCCGCAGATGGTCCCAATGCGAATCCCGGCGGCGCAGGTCAAGTCGGCACAATTACCGCAGGCGGCACTGGCGGGCCGGGTGCTGGCACTGCAGGCGCAGGCGGCACTGGCGGAAATTGGGGTACCGCTGGCAATAATGGCGGGATAGGCAACGCCCCTGCCGCCCGCGCGGGCGGCGCGGCAGGTATTTCAGTACAAGGATGGTCTGTGGTAACCGTTCCAACAACTGGAACAATTTTAGGTCCAACAGCAGGTTAAAAATTAGAGGATAAAAATGATAACAAGATACGCATATGTAGTTAATGATGAAACTCTTTGGGGACCTGGTCCCATGCCGTATTTCATAACTCTCACAAATCAAACAATGTGGGAAATTACGGCTCATACAAAAGAAGAGAATGAAGCTGTAGGAATATATGAAGTCGAGCAAATAAATTATAGAGAATTTGATGATAGATTCGAAAGAGCAAATATTCCGTCATATGCTTTAATTAATGGTTTGCCGACAGAAACCTGGAGTTATACTTTTATACCAGCTGCAAAAGAGAATATGCAGATTGCCGTAGACGAACACGCAGAAGTTCTTAGAACGGAAGTTGCAACTAAGTTTGCAGGACAATACGCTGAATACGATCAGGCATATGCTGAAGCTTTAGCTATCACACAGTTAGATCCAAATGATGTAATTGTTAATGAAGATTATCCTTATGTTGCCGCAGATATAGGTATCACATATTCAGCATCTTTAGACCGAGAGGTAGAAACTATCAGGGAATCTGCTGAACTTATCGTCAGTACTCGCACAATTTGGAAAAATTTTGGCGCAAGTTTAAGATTAGCAAGACTTGCGGCTAAAAAGAATATAGCAGGCGCTAGTACCGATCAAGCAGCAAAAGTAATTTATGATACTTTTGCTGCAACGACAATTGGTGATTATATAACTGGTTAACAGAAAACTGGTCCATGTATCCAAGAGACGATAGACCGTCTAACGCCTCTTGTTACTGGAGTAACTTCGTGCAAAACATTTGATGGAAAAAATGTCATCATTCCTTGGCGTTTAGGAATAATCATTGGATTTTTACCTTCGTATATGATCAAATCACCTCCATCATACTCACTTGGGTCTGATAGTAGAACTGAGAATGATAACTTTCTATTTGAATTTATACCACCATCAATGTGAGCATCGTACTTACCAGCTTCTTCGCCAGCATAATATTCTAGATAGTCAATTTTTTCCATTTGATTCAAAACATATTTGAAGTTTAACCAATTCATATTTTTGATTTCTTCTTCTAATAATGAATAAAGCCAACCGAACTTATCAAATGGTAACCATGAATGCGAGACATTTCGAATCTTCGTATCGACAACACCCTCACTGTTGAAATCTCTGCTACCAATTCTAGCTAACTCAGTATTCTTACTGCCGTGTAAAATAATAGAATCGATCAAAGGTGCGGATAACACACCTTCTCTGGTCATGTATAGACATTTGGTATGTGGAACATAACCAAAAAACCAATAGGAATCTAATGACTCATCATTATTAGAATTATTGGATTCTATTGACTCATCACTATTAGAATTATTGGATTCTATTATTTTTTTAGTACCTAAAGATTCTCTGCCGTCATATTTGAGATCCTTATGCGGACCATCAGCATCAACATAGTGAAGAAATACTTGACACTGCCATTTTCCCTGAGTATATGGTTCTCTCCAATGATTAATTTCCGTGCCTCTGTAAACTACCATACTTCCAACATCAATAAGGATTTCACCAATATCATTTTCTACTTTATCATCTGTCGAAACGTGGATTGGCCACAAATCCCCTTCGTATCCAAGTGTGATTGTTGCACTGATTTCACAGGCTTCTCTATCGAGATGTGGTTTTAGTTCATTGCCAGGTAGATATTTTCTGGCATATGAGTATGTTGGAATAAGGTTTAGACCAGTTGCTTTTTCCAGAGTCGGACGAACATCCTCTAAAAGAATATCTAACATAGGATCGCCATAGATTGATTCCGACAAAGGACATTGCGGATCTTTTGTCGTTTTCTTGTCTTCTACCAGTTTTAAGATATAATCCGATAGATTTTGACAGATATCCACTGGAACAGCAGAATCCACAATAGCATACTTCTTTTCTTTGAAATATTCCGCAAGGGTCATGATTTCGGTTTCTTCGGTCATAATATAGTCTCCAAGTAATGTAGTTACAACTATATATACAAGCAGGCGGATTATATAAATAAAAGAAAAAGGTATTCAAATGGCAGCTTACGTAGAACTTTATATAGATCAGGGTGCTAATTTTAGAAATGTCATCAATCTAACCGATGATGTTACGAATTCTGTTATTTCCCTTGCGAGTTATAATGTTCGTAGTCAAATGCGTAGATCATACTATTCAATAAACGCAAGTGCCAATATTATATGTACTATAACAGATTCCAGCAATGGCGAAATTACAATGTCCCTGGATTCAGCAAACACTTCCAGTATAAAAGCTGGAAGATATCTATTTGATCTGGAAACCGTAGATGGAAATGGTTTTGTCAGTCGAGTGCTTGAAGGTATCATAACAGTAACGCCACAAGTAACGAGATAGGAATAAACCAATGGCCGTAAAAGTAACGGTAAATTCAGTCAGTCCGAATCGAGTATCTATAAATAATCAACAGAGAACAACAATTAGAACTGTCGGTGTTGCTCCACCAGAAGCTAATATTATCAATAGACTTGTAAACCTATCTGATGTTGATGCTACAAGCTTAGATAATAATGAAACTCTAGTTTATGATGAAGCAACCGATAAATTTGTAGTCAAAGAACTACCCAATATAAATGGAGGAACATTCTAAATGGCGAATACAGTCATTCAAATTAAAAGAAGCACGGTAACAACCGCGCCTACGGCTGGTTCGCTATCTGCTGCGGAACCAGCGTATTCATATCTTTCCGACAAGTTATTCATCGGTTCTTCCGATGGATCTCAAGTAATTGAAATTGGCGGCCGCTACTATGTTAACACCGCTATTCAAGCTTTCAGCGCAGCAAATACAGCAAATGATAGAGCAGTTGCCGCTTTTACTGCTGCCAATTCCTATTCAAACGTTTATGCCACAATAGCAGGCGCAAACTCTGCTGTTGGTGCTGGCGCTAACGCATTTGCTTCTTCTACCTCAGCAGGTGTAGGCGCTGGTGCTAATAACTATCTACTTGCTGTCATAGCAGGTGCTAATACCGCAGTTGGTGCAGGTGCTAATGCTTTCTCTGCTGCGACAATAGCTGGTGCTAATACCGCAGTTGGTGCAGGTGCCAATAACTATCTACTCGCTGTAATTGCAGGTGCTAACACAGCAGTCGGTGCTGGTGCTAATGCCTTCGCAACTGCTGCTTCTACTGGCGCTAACAACTACTTACTTGCTGTAATTGCGGGTGCTAATACTGCGGTAGGTGCTGGTGCTAATGCGTTCTCTGCTGCGACAATAGCAGGAGCTAATACCGCAGTAGGCGCGGGCGCTAACGCATTTGCTACTGCTGCCGCTGCTGGTGCCAACAACTACGCTGACGGAACATTTATTAAGCGTGTAGCAGCTAATCAAACTATCACAGGCAATCTTGCGATTACAGGTAGTTTGACAGTATCCGGCAATGCGTTTACAATTGACACAGAAACACTAAGAGTTTCCGATCCTCTAATTTATCTTGCTGGTAACAACTATACTTCCGACATTGTTGATATTGGTTTTGTAGGTAACTATAACACTGGTTCAGCAAATCTACACACTGGTATTTTCCGCGATGCGACAGTAAAGGAATACTATGTTTTTGATGGTTACAATCAAGAACCAATTCCAAATCATATTAACACAACAGCGAACGGTTTCAGTTTAGCAGTCCTTAATGCTACAATCAGAACAAGCAACTTGATTCTTGGTGGTGCTAACGCAATCCTAACAATCGCTGGTGTTGGTACTGCGGCTAATGCTTTTGCTGCTGCTACTATTGCTGGTGCTAACTCAGCAGTCGGTGCAGGTGCAAATGCTTTCTCTGCTGCGACAATAGCAGGCGCTAACAGCTATCTAATTTCTATCATAGCAGGAGCTAATACCGCAGTTGGTGCTGGTGCTAATGCTTTTGCTGCTGCTACCATAGCAGGCGCAAATACAGCGGTTGGTGCTGGTGCTAACAATTACCTCTTGGCTGTAATTGCGGGCGCTAACACAGCAGTTGGTGCTGGCGCTAATAACTACTTGATTCCTATCATCAACGGCGCAAATACTAATGCTGCTAATGGTACATACATAACTACAGGTGTGGTTGGCGTATCGGTTGGTGGTACAGGTAGAACAACATTCGCAAACAATGGTATTCTATTCGGTAATACTACAAGTGGAATCAGAGTTACCGCAGCAGGCACAGAAGGAAATGTTCTTCAGGTAAACGCTCAGGGTACACCATTGTTCGGTATGCTTGATGGAGGCACTTTCTAAACAATTAACAAAGCGAGTATTTTATAATGAGTGATCCAAACAAGTTTATTAATACCTATATTGATACAACAATAGCTACTCTCCACGAATATGTGGGGAGTAGTATTCAACTTAAGACCCAGTTAAAACTGGCTAATGATCTGTTGGTCGAAAAGGATGTTACTATCGCACAATTAACTGGCGAAATTGAAAACATAAAAAATAATTTTTCTACAAATCAAGATAATAATGAAACAGTAAGAGTGGCATTACTTTCTTGTCAAGAAAAGCTCAAAATAGCTGAAGAATCTCATAACGCAATCAGTTCAAAAGTTTCCCACATGGATACTTTGTTAAAACAATTAACTGATATGAAAAATGAAATTAAGACTAGAGATGACCAAATATCATCTTTAAATAATGATCTAGTTGCCAAAGATGCTGAAATATCGATATACAACGAAAAAATTGATAACATAACTTCTACCTTAAATGATAAGGATAAGTTAATTTTGGAACTAACTCAAAAATTAGAAAAACTAGCACCACCTCCACCTGTTCCAAAACCTGAGGTGGCAAAGAATGTCAAAGAGTCATCTACGGTAAAGGTTCAACTAAATACTAAGACGAAAACGAAAGAACCAGATGACGATTTCTAATGCCAAATACAACAATCCAGCTTAAAAAATCAAGCACACCAAGTGCTAAACCAGCAGATTTGGCGAACGGCGAGTTAGCGATTAACTTTGCCGACGGTAAACTGTACTATAAGAACACCACAAGTTCTATTGTAGAAATTTCACCAACAATATTATCTTTCAGTACAGTTAGTGCTAATGGCACATTACTTGTGGCTGACACTGTAGGCGATATTCTAACAATTACACCAGGTAATAATATAAGCATTGTTGGTAGTGCTATCAACGATACAATTACCATTGGTCTAAAAGATAATCCAATATTTTATGGCGATACGACAGTAAGAGGTGGTGGTAAATTTATAGCCGGAGCAGTAGGTGGTGATGAAGGCGGTGAGATACTTTTAGAAAAACCACCTAGTGGAAATTTAAATGGCGGTATAACCATTGATGCTTATCAAGATAAAATCCGCATCTTTGAACAAGGCGGTTCGGCCCGTGGTGTGTATATCAATTTGGCGTCAGCTTTGGCCGGCGTCGGTACTGATCTTCTAGCAGCCGCAGCAGGTACTCAAGGAACTACAGGTACTCAAGGCACAACTGGACTTCAAGGTACTACGGGAACTCAAGGTGTTCAAGGTATTCAGGGTACAACTGGTACACAAGGCGCTAACGGATTTCAAGGCATCCAGGGAACAACAGGTTCTCAAGGCGCTAATGGCTTTCAGGGTCTTCAAGGTACTCAGGGTCGTCAAGGCACAGATGGACTTCAAGGTCGTCAAGGCATTCAAGGCACTACAGGTACGCAAGGTGCTAATGGATTTCAAGGTATTCAAGGTACAACTGGACTTCAAGGTGCTAATGGCTTTCAAGGTATACAAGGTACTCAAGGCCGTCAGGGCACAGATGGTCTTCAAGGCGCTAACGGATTCCAGGGTCTTCAAGGTACTCAGGGTCGTCAAGGTACAGATGGATCTCAAGGTATTCAAGGTCGTCAAGGTATTCAAGGCGCAAACGGATTCCAAGGTATTCAAGGCACTCAAGGCGCTAACGGATTCCAAGGTATAAATGGAACACAAGGAACAACAGGCACTCAGGGAACAACCGGTACTCAGGGTACAACAGGCACACAAGGTATTCAAGGTACTACTGGTACTCAAGGTACTACTGGTACTCAAGGTGCAAATGGATTCCAAGGTATACAAGGCACTCAAGGTCGTCAAGGTACAGATGGATTCCAAGGTATTCAAGGTCGTCAGGGTATTCAGGGAGCCAATGGCTTTCAGGGACTACAGGGCACTCAAGGCGCTAATGGATTTCAAGGTATACAAGGTTTACAGGGTCGTCAAGGCGCTAATGGATTCCAAGGCATACAAGGAGCTAGTGGGTTCCAGGGTATTCAGGGCACAACAGGAACTCAAGGCGCAAATGGTATTCAAGGTATACAAGGAGCCAATGGATTACAAGGCATTCAAGGCACCACAGGATCTCAGGGCGCTAACGGATTTCAAGGTATCCAAGGTACCACAGGATCTCAGGGTGCTAACGGATTCCAGGGTATTCAAGGTGTACAAGGTCTACAAGGTCGTCAAGGCATCCAAGGCGCTAATGGATTCCAAGGTATAACTGGTACTCAAGGCACTAATGGTAGTCAAGGTACAACTGGTACTCAAGGCACCACTGGTACTCAGGGTGCTAATGGCTTTCAAGGCATTCAAGGCACTCAGGGTCGTCAAGGTACAGATGGATCTCAAGGCATTCAAGGTCGTCAGGGTATTCAAGGTGCTAACGGATTTCAGGGTACTACTGGAACACAGGGAACAACTGGTACTCAAGGCGCAACTGGTACTCAAGGTGCTAACGGCACTCAAGGTATTCAGGGAACAACTGGTCTTCAAGGTACCACAGGCACACAGGGCACAACTGGTACTCAAGGTGCGACAGGTACTCAAGGCGCAACTGGTACTCAAGGTACCACAGGTACTCAAGGTGCTAATGGATTTCAAGGCATTCAAGGCACAACAGGTACACAGGGCATTCAAGGTCGTCAAGGTGCTAACGGCACTCAAGGCATTCAAGGCACAACAGGTACTCAAGGCGCCAATGGATTCCAAGGTCTTCAAGGCACTACCGGGACACAAGGAACAACAGGTACTCAAGGCACTAATGGCACTCAGGGTACAACAGGCATTCAAGGCGCCAATGGATTCCAAGGTATACAAGGTACTCAGGGTCGTCAAGGTACAGATGGATCTCAAGGTATTCAAGGTCGTCAAGGTATTCAAGGCGCTAATGGATTCCAAGGTATTCAAGGTATTCAAGGTATTCAAGGCATCCAAGGTACTACAGGATCTCAAGGTATTCAAGGTATCCAAGGCACAACAGGTCTTCAAGGATTCCAAGGTATTCAAGGCATATTGGGTGTTCAAGGTACAACTGGACCTTCAACTCTTATCAACGCTACTGCCGTTACAGTTAACGATACTGTATTTCCAGTATTCGTAACAGATGCTGGCTCAAACCAGACAGCGCAAACGTCTCCAGGTTTTACATATAATCCTTCATCTAATACGTTGAGTGTTATAGGTAATGTTGCTATTGGCACAACATCTTCTGTTGGTCGTGTGACAATAAATGGCGGTCCTGCCATGACAGCAGGTTGGAACAAAAGTCTTGATCTTGTTGCGACATATCCGGTAATTACGTTCAACTCAAATAATAGCAAATATTCAGGTATCGGCGTTGACTATTCTTCACCGGCAGGCAGTTTTATATTCTGGGCAAATGGTACCAGTAGTGATATTGCCGGCACAGGTACTATTGCTATGAGAGTTAATCACGACGGTAATGTTGGCATTGGTAGCGCAACACCATCACATAAATTTCAAGTTAGTGGCACATCATACTTTAATGGTGCCACTAAGTTTGCTGTTAGTACTTGGCATGTTTCAGATGACAATAAAAATAGATTTTATTATGGAACAAACGGTAGAACATATTTTGGTTCTGGTGACGGATCCTATGAGTTTAGAAACTCTTCGGATACTGGTGTAGTATTCATAGACACTTCTGGTCGTGTTGGTATTGGAATCGCACCTGCATATGCTTTAGACGTAATAGGTTCAGCAAGAGTCCGTGGTTATACAATTGGAGTCGATGCTTCCAATAATATCAAATACGTATTTACTAATGATGGTGGTTCTTCATATGTCAATAGTGGTAGTTTTGGTATTGGAACATCTAGTCCCAGCGCAAAACTATCCGTTTCAGATCCAACGGAATCAAAAATCAACTTTTTAATAGGTTCAGTTGAGAGAGCCTTCATTAACTACAATGAAGCCAGTTCAATTATGCGCGTTGATAGCGATGCTGCAATTATTCTTGCTACTAACAATACCGAACGCATACGTATTGATTCTTTTGGTAATGTATGCATTGGCACTACATCTTCAGCATATAAACTGGAAGTTGCTGGCTCATTTGCTGCTCAAACAAAGTCATTCGTAATTGACCATCAAAGCAAGCCTAACCATAAACTAAGACACGGTTCGCTTGAAGGTCCTGAAAACGGTGTCTATGTTCGTGGCCGTACTAATACAAATGTGATTGAACTGCCTGAATACTGGACATGGCTAATTGATGATGAATCGATTACTGTGACGTTGACACCAATTGGAACACACCAAACCCTTTATGTTGAGAAAATTGAAGATAACAAAGTATACATTGGTGGAAACGCAAACATCAACTGCTTCTACATGATTAATGCCGAACGTAAAGATGTTGATAAACTTATTGTGGAGTATTGACGATGGGTATCGCATATAATCCAAAAGTAGTTACTAATGGTCTTGTTTTTAATTTTGATGCTAGAAACATTAAATCTTATCTCGGTACAGGAACTGCTTGTTATGATTTAGCCGGACAAACAACTGTTGGAGAAACAGTAAATTCTCCAACATTTAATACAAACGGTTATTTTTCTTTTGTGACGGATGACTATATTAGATTTCCAAACTCAACAGCATTAGATGTACAAACTTTTACTATTGAAGTTTGGGTAAGAACAAATACCACAAATCAGGCTGGATTTTGGTTTGAAAAAGGTACTGTAAACAGCCAATATTCTTTGTTTCAGGAAGGCGGCGGCATCGTATGTAGAGTTAATACTACAGCAAGTGGATTAATTAATACCATTAATCCCGCGACAGCAACTTATATGAATACTACTAATTGGTATCAAGTTGTTTTTACATTTACATCCGGTAGTCAAATTTGTTATATAAATGCTGTACAAGTTGGAACTGGTAGTACTACTGGTACAGTTACTACTAGTGCAGGCGGAATGTCTATTGGAGCATACGGTGGATACACTGGAAGCAGGGGTTATTACTATAACGGTGATCAATCTATAGCAAAAGTTTATAATAGAGTGTTATCACAAGCAGAAGTCCAACAAAACTTTAACGCAACAAGAGGACGCTATGGAATTTGAAACTAGACAATATGTAATCTTCAATGTATCGGAACTTGATAGCATAGACTTCTCACAAGTATTAGAAACAAGTGCTGATACTGTTCGTCGTTCAGTAGATGGAACACTAACATTCGTCAAGTGGGATGGTAATGTACCACTATGTGTCGAGTCTCTAACAACCAAAGGTAAGTATTTGACTCACAGTGAAATCCTTGCTGAGATGAACACAGAAGCATGGACAATACCAATGTCAGAGGAAATGTAAGTGGGTTTAAGTCATTCACCAAAGATAGTTACTAACGGATTGGTGCTGTGTTTAGACGCAGGTAATACCAAATCATATCCTGGTAGCGGAACAACTTGGTTTGATTTGAGTGGTACAGGTAATAATGGCACTTTCAAAAATGGACCAACTTTTTCTAGACCTTCACTTGTTTTTGACGGTAGTAATGATTACATCGAATGCTCAGGAACTGCAATCAAATGGACGCCAAATGGTTCCGTTGGATTTACAAATATAACTATTGAATTTTGGATCAAGGTAAATGGTGACCAAGGCAGAATCTTTTCAAAAGCTTGGAACGGTGGTGGTCAATATAACATAGACATAAATGACGCAACTTTTGGTTTGTGGGCTGGAGCATCATCATCATATTTAGCACATCCCGTTTCAATTAATAACAATACATGGCGTTATGTTACTTGTTGGGCAAATGCCACAAATATGGGAACATATGTTAATGGCACTCAATATAGTTCAACACAAGCACACGGACTAACTGGCGGTGCAGGTAGTTCAGGCGATGCGAATGTACCATTAGCACTTATGACACTTTATCCATATGGTGAAGGTTGGGCAGGCAATGCATCATTTTCAACTTTAGGCGAAATGTCTATTTGTAGAGTTTACAATCGTGTTTTAACAGCAGAAGAAATATCACAAAACTTCAACGCACTTAGAGGAAGATACGGGATATGAGTGTATTTGCTGGGCCAGAAATAATCAATAGTGGATTAGTATTATCTTTAGATGCTGCCAATCCAAAGTCGTATCCTGGTAGCGGAACAACTTGGTTTAATCTATGTGGAAGCGTGAATGGCACTCTTGTTAATGGACCAACTTTCAGTAATGTTAATGGTGGCGTTATTGTTCTAGATGGAGTTAATGATTACATTGATGTGCCATTAAATTTGACTAATACAACTTATACGGTTTTTGGCGCTGCTCGTTATGTTGTTGCCAGCGGAAGAACATTCTCGGGTAAAAATAATAACTGGTTAATGGGCCATTGGAGCAATTCAACTCAAAATCATTATGCAGAAGGATGGGTTAGTGGAGTAGGTGCTGGACCTTCCGATACGAACTGGAGAATATATGCTGCTACAGGAAATCAACCAACGGATTCGTGGGCATTTTACGTAAACGGCAATCTCAACGTTGGACCTAACGCTAGTGGAACTAATGGACCAAATGGATTTGCAATAGGTAGCAGTGCTGGTTCAGCCGAATTTTCTAACTCTCATATTAGCAATCTGATCGTCTACAATCGTGTTTTATCAGCAACAGAAATCCAACAAAACTTCAACGCTCTTCGCGGTAGATTTGGAATCTAAATAGTAACATGGCCAACACGTACAAAAATATTGTAATCACTCCAAATAGAGATACGGATATCAACGTAAGAGTGTATGCGGTTCAGAACGGAAAAATGTTGAAAAACTCATTGTGGAATTTTAATCGCATTTCTGTTTTTAAAAAGAGTCAAAAATAAATGGCAATATATAATTCTATTCCTGCAGTTATCGATCAAATCGAAAGTTATTTCGATGTTGAAAATCCAAAACTTTCGACTGGATATGTAAAGGATCTCATTTATGGTGGTAGTTATAAAATAACCATAACTAATGGAACACATGTCACAACTACACCGAAATATTACAGTTTTAATGGTGCTAATACTTCAGGCGCAATAAGCTTATCTTCTGGTTATTCATATGAACCTCACACCATAGAGTTAGTAGTTAGACCACAAAATTTAACAGGCAATAGAACAATTTATTCTACTAATCAGTATGATATAATCTTTGCAAATAATCAAATTGGATTATATCATATATATGATGATGCAATAAAACCATTTAGCACTCCTACTACTTTTGTAACCAACAATTGGTATCATATAGCAGTAACAATACCTGAGGTATATGATAATGATTCTTCTACAGCATATGTGAATGGTATATCTCAAGGCACAACATCTGCGTTCTCAATTTATGATATCTTCAATAGACAATTAGGTTACTCAGTAAATGCACCTACTAATCTTTTTTTAGGCGATTTTAGCATTCTTAGGACTTATGGTAAAACTTTAACACAATCTGAAATTATACAAAACTATAACGCTGCAAAAACTAGGTATGGAATCTAAATAGTAACATGGCTAATACATACAAAAACATAGTAATCACTCCAAACAGAGATACGGACGCAGCGAATGTGCCTTCCATTCGTTTCTCTGGTGGTGATGGAACTTCAAATACGGATATCAACGTAAGAGTATATACAACTCAGAGCGGAACATTATCTTTTGAAGGTTCTGCTGGCCAGCTATTTTCTATTACCAATGACCTGACGAATACAATCTTTTCAGTTAATGACGTTTCAGGTATTCCGTCTGTTGAAGTAAATGCTAGTGGATTGATAACACTTGCTCAATTTGGCGGAAATGTCGGTATCGGTAGAGCGAATGCCAACTATAAAGTTGATGTGGTTGGTAGTGTGAATGCCAGTTCGTTCTTTATTAACGGCAGTCCAACAAACATTCAGGGTGTTACTGGTACTCAAGGTACTATGGGCACACAGGGAACAACGGGTACTCAAGGTACAACGGGTACTCAAGGCGCTAATGGTTTTCAAGGCATTCAAGGTACTACTGGCACAACAGGTCTTCAAGGTACAACTGGTACTCAAGGCACAACTGGAACTCAAGGTACTCAGGGTCGTCAAGGTGTCCAAGGTGCTAATGGATTCCAAGGTACTACTGGCACAACAGGTCTTCAAGGTACAACTGGTACTCAAGGCACAACTGGAACTCAAGGTACTACAGGTACTCAAGGCGCTAACGGATTTCAGGGTCTTCAAGGTACTCAGGGCCGTCAAGGTACAGATGGATCTCAAGGTATTCAAGGTCGTCAAGGTATCCAAGGTGCTAATGGATTCCAAGGTACCACAGGCACTCAAGGCACTACAGGATCAACAGGTGGTACAGGCACTCAGGGAACCACAGGCACTCAAGG